CATGGGCCGTATGCCATAGCGGAACGGCAAAAGATGTATTCAATTTTTTATCCTCCTATGTGGATGACACAGATAGGCTATTCATCAGCGTTCTTACAGAGAATGCTTGTTGGCGTCTGGATCAAGAGAAGATGAGCTGGTTGGAAATACACAAACTTCTTTGCCATTAAATCCACCAGAAACGACATTCCCAAAATATTTTTTATGAATATTTTCAATATCTCGCTGGAATTCTTCCTTATTGTCGTTTGAGTATGCATCCGGGATGAACCACCCATCCATAATCTGGTGGATTCCGTTACAACCTGAATCAATGTAAATTCCTTTTTTTACACGCATCATGATCATACTTCCCCCGCCCCTCTCCGTGAGGGGCTTTGTTTTGCCTTTCTAGGCGTGACCGCTAATGCTCTTTTGGTGTTGGCGGTCTTTTGTTGTCGCATATAGGAAATTTTTACGTACCGTATTGGTATCTTTTATGAGAAAAAAGTATTGACGTAAAGTTTCTTTTTTGAGACTTTTACCTTGCGACGAACAGAGAGCTCTTCAAGGGAGTTCTTCGTTCGCCAGTTCTTCGACAAGTAGCGCGACGAAGCCCCCAAACCCGACGTTGTACCCGTCGAGCCCCCGCGTAACAGGCGGCAAGGCCATGACCACGGCAAGGCGTTGGGCCTCTGGTAGCGAAAGCATGGGTGGAGCCCTCGGCGGATAAAGCAAACCGGGGAAGAGAAAGGAAGAGGAAAAGGACTTTTTCGCATTGAACCAGCCGGAACGATAACGGTTCTGGCTGGAAACAATACGAAAAGGGAGGAAAAAGGATATGCCGCAAGACTATTACGAACGGCAGGAAGCCCGCCGGGAACGTTACGAACTGCGGGCGGAAAGAGCCCGGCAGGAGAGCAATGCCGCCACCCGCCAAGCGGAAAAGATGGCTTCAATCATACCGATGGGGCAGCCCATTCTTGTGGGCCATCACTCGGAAGGCCGGGACCGCCGATACCGTGCCCGCATCGGTCAGACGATGGACAAGGCGATCAGTCTCGACAAGAAGGCCGCGTACTACGAGGAAAAGGCCGAAAGCGTGGGGCAGAGCGGCATTTCTTCGGATGCCCCGGACGCCTTGGAACGGCTTGAAAAGAAGCTGGCGGAAAGGAAAAGAGCCCACGCATGGATGAAGGAAGTGAACAAGGCTTTCAAGAAAGGCGATGCGGCCTTGCTCGCCCTCGGCATGACGCAAGCCCAGATCGACAACCATGACGAGCTGTCACCATCAACCGTACCCACAATTTTCTCTGGCGAACAACAGTGCGGAGATACGGCGCATCAAGGCACGGATTGAAAAGCTCAAGGCTACGGCTCAGAACGTGACCATCAAGACGCCTTTCGCTAGCGGAACCATCGTCGACAACGTTGAAGAGAATCGGCTGCAAATCTTGTTCGACGATAAGCCCGACGCCGACATGCGGACGAAGCTCAAGAGTCACGGCTTTCGCTGGAGCCCGCGCAATGGAGCATGGCAACGGATGCGGAGCAACGCCGCAACGTATTATGCCAAGCAGATTTGTGGAATTTGTGATGCCCTTAAACCCACAGCCTAGCCCCATCGAAAAGCCCGGAACCAACCGGGCTTTTTTATTGGGTTTGGGACGCCAAGCCAAACATCAAAACGAGGGTATTTCTATGTGTTACGGCACGAACTGCGGTCGTGAAGGCGCTTTCGGCACATGCTCGCACCCGGAAGATTGCATCATGCGGGCCATTGAGCGCGACGCGGAAGAGAACCTTGCCGCGCGGCTGGCACGCGATACCGCCCTGAGCCGCGAACATTTCCCCTGCCCCAACTGCCTTGAGCAGGGCGAGCGCCACAGCCTCACCTATGAAAACGGCCTATTCACCTGCCCGGAATGCGGCGGGGAATGCGACGCGGCGGAGCTCATTGCACTCTATGAGGATGTGCGCGCCGGATACGTCTCGGACGCCGAATCCGTCGGCCTGTGGATCGAAAAGCTCGACGCAAGGAGGGTCGCATGAGCGCCACATTCTTCTGCATCGAAACCGGAAACACGCTCTACGGCGGAACGGTCAGGCACTTTTTCAATTCATCCGCAGCCGTGATGTCGTTCCTCAAGGCGACACGGGACGGCTGGAACCTCCGGGCGGCGGAATGGGACGGCGGGGAACTCGTCCCCACGCGGCCCATTACGGACTGCCGTCTTGTCGACGAGGACGGCGGAATCGACGCCATACTCGAACGGCTGGAGGTCGCCGCATGAAAGCCCGTGTTCTCTGCCCCTACTGCAAGGTGCAAGGCCGCCTGATTCGTCTGACGGAAACCTCCGGCGGCAAGCTCAAATGCCGCCACTGCGGTCACATATATACCCGCGATGAGATAGCCATCATCTATGAAAACGCGGCGCGCGCCTTTGCCGAAGCCGCCGCGAAAGTGAGGAAGCAGCCCATGAAGGAACAACGTGCAACCCCGGTCCACAAATACCCCCTCCCCGATCCCGACGAAGTGCGCCACTGGCACATCCCCGAGCGGATACTGGCTCCGGTGCTGGTCGCCGCCCTGCTCGGCGGCTGTTATCTCGCTCTCGGTATGCGTCCCATTATCGAACCGTTGATCAAGGAGGCCCTGCGATGAACTGGACGGACGACGCCTACGGCGAAGAACACGGCCCCTGGACGGACGAGGAACTCATGATCGCGGCGGGCAATGCCGCCTTTGCGCGGAACCAGCGCAAGCATACGGAAACGGAAGAAGGCGGGGAGTAAGTATATGTGCGATACCCATAGCGAACAGATCAACGAACTGGCGAAGGCACTAGCCGCCGCGCAGGGCGAGCTTGAACCCGCAGAAAAGAACTCCACCGCCGCCGTGGGGAAGGAGGGAAAGCTCAAGCGCAAATACGCTGACCTGACGGCAATGATCGATGCCGTCCGCAAGGTGCTTCCGAAGCACGGCCTCTCCATCGCGCAGATTGTTCTCCCCACTGAGGGCGTCGCGCACGTCAGGACGATGCTGATGCACGAGTCGGGGCAATGGCTGGCGTCGGAATGCAGGATGCCCTACGACAACACGGGCTCCAAGAACGCCATCCAATCAATGGGAAGCGCCATCACCTACGCCCGGCGCTATTCCCTTTCGGCGTTGGTCGGCGTGGTGGCCGACGACGATGACGACGGGGAAGGCGCATGGAGGCGGGACGACGACCGGGAACCGCCCCGGCGTAACGCCCCCGAGCCCGCCCCTCAGCCCAAGCCCGAGCGTGTGGATCTCGCCGCCCTCGCCAAGGAGTTGAGCGAAGTGCGGGACAGTGCGGGGTTCGTCGCCTGTTACAACCGCCATCGGATTACTGAGGAACACCCGGACTACGAGGCGGTCAAGAACATGTTCGGCAAGAAGCGCCGGGAAATCGAGGCCAAGGCCGAGGCCGAAGCCGGAACCCCGCCCGAATTCGTGCCGCTGGACGCCGTGCTCGCCGCCTTTGAAGCGGCGGAAACCGTAACGGCGCTCAAGGATGCGGCAACCCGGCTCGGCATCCCCGAAAACCACCCGGACAGTGAGGCCATCTACGCCGCCTACCGGGAACGGCAGCGCAAGATCGAAGCGCAGGACAAGGAACGCGCCGCGTAACAACAGCCCCGCCCTGATAATCAGGCGGGGCTTTTCTTTCCCTCAGCAGGAGATTGTATGAGCAGCCTCAACAAGGTGATGATCATCGGAAGGCTCGGGCACGATCCCGAGATGCGCTACACGCAAGCCGGAAAGCCCGTATGCAGCCTGAACGTGGCTACGGATGAGGGCTACACCAACGACCGGGGCGAGAAGGTCGACAAGACGGAATGGCACAAGGCCGTCTTCTGGGACCGGCAGGCCGAAACCTGTTCGCAGTACCTCGCCAAGGGAAGCCTCGTGTTCATCGAGGGCAGGCTCTCCACTCGCAAGTATCAGGACCAGCAGGGGCAGGACCGCTACGTCACCGAGATTCAGGGACAGCGCGTCCAGTTCCTCGACCGCAAGGGGGACGGTGACGGGCAGCAGGGCCGACAGGGAGGCGGACGCCAGACACAGGGGCGGCACTCCGCCGA